CGCGTGGGCCTGTATATCAAATTTGACTACGGAAAGAGTATCAACTGGTTCCTGGAGCATGCCGGGATCGGATCCGAGCCGGAAACGCCGGGAAAAACAGAGGAGGGTGAAAAGATGACAGCAACTGTTACCTCGGAAAACGGTAAACCGGTAAACCTGCGGACACGGCCTGCGCTGAACGCCGCGCTGGTTGCGAAGATCGCGGTGGGTGAAGAAGCGGAGATCCTGGACAGCACGACGGACAGCAGCGGGAACCAGTGGTCGAAGATCCGGGCCGGTAAGTTCACCGGCTGGATGATGGCGAAGTACCTGGTGGCGGATGACAGCGTCCTGCCTCCGGAAGACTTTGGCCAGGGAGACCTGGACGATCCGGACGGCGGCGAGCGGATCGCGCTGTACTTTACAGCGGAAGAGCTGGGCACGGTGCTGCCTGTACTGGAGAAAGCGGTCGATCAGATCGTGGCAAAGGTTGGGAGGGGTTAAAAATGAACGTTCTGCAGATCGTGATCTCGGCGGTTATTTCCGCAGTCGTAACCATTACCCTCGGCCTGATCATCAAGCGCCCGCTGGAGAAGCGGGCTGACGCCGCAGAGAAGAAAGCCGAAGCGGACAGGGTGGAAAGGGAGGCAATAATGGCCGGGATGCAGGCCCTGCTGCGCGACCGGCTGCTGCAGGGCTTCCGGCACCACGAGGAGCTGGGATACGCCAATTATGACGACCGGAGCAACATGGAGAACATGTATAACGCATATCACAACCTGGGCAAAAACGGCGTGATGGACGAGCTGTACAAGAAGTTCCTGACGCTGCCGGAACATTTAAGTGAATGAAGGAGGATCCACAATGAAAAAACTGCCTTTCTGTTTCCTTTTGCTGACAGCGCTGCTGCTGGCCTGCAGTGTGGCCTTCGCTGAAGGCGAGCTGCCGACGCAGCCGTTCGACTGGGATCAGCTGGCAACGATCGCCGGGGCCACAGTGGCCGTCCTGCTGATCGTGCAGCTGCTGAAGCTGCCAATCGACAAGATCTGGAAGATCCCGACGCGGATCGTGGCTTATGTTATCGCCCTGGTCGTGATGCTCCTGGCTACACACTTTACTATCGGACTCACCTGGAGCAACGGCCTGCTGGCTGCGTTCAATGCTGTGATCGTTACGCTGGCAGCGATGGGATCCTACGAGCTGACATTCGCTAAAATCGAGAAGAACGGGAAATAATGTGGCATAAGTATTGTGGTGGTTCATCTCCACCACACTTATGCCACAGGAAGATCACCTGATAATCTTCCTGTGACACCAAGACTTTGAACACTGCCTTCTGGAGCAGCTGACGCTGCTGTTCCGGAGGGCAGTTTTTTATTTCTCCGGCAGCGCGAAGGGCTGCCAGGGTCTCATCCGGATCATAACGGGCGACGGGCGTGCTGAGGGCTTCAATTTTAGCCAGGAGATGGCCTTTCTGATCGTCAATGGCCTGTAACTCATCCGCGAGGGCTGAGGGGGCCTGTGTGCCATTCTGCGCGATAAAGGACACGATCTGCTGCGAGCGCTTCGAGAGCCGGATCAGCTCCTGCCGGTGGGCGGAGATCTCCGCAGCATGATCCTGATCGGCTGCGGCGGAGTAAGTGTTCACCAGGGCGACGGCCTGCCGGAGCGGTTCCTCTTCCTGGGAGAAGATCCGGCAGGCGTCAATGACGGCCTGCTCGATGTGCTCCAGGCGCGGAGCGGTGGCACAGCGGTTTTTACATTCATAATAACGTTCGATATGTCCGGAGCGGGTTTTCCCTCCATAATTAACACGCATTAAAGATCCGCAGACAGCGCAGAAAACGAGGCCGGACAAGGGATAGACGCGCGAAGAACGCACCCTGGAGGATCCGGATTTAGCCTGGTCACGGAGATCACAGACCCGCTGCCATTCCTGGGCAGAAAGCAGCGCCGGAACACCGCCCGGCACCCGGATGGTCTCCGGTGCGGTGATCCGGTGGCGCGGATCCGCGCCCAGGCGGCGGATATATGTGCCGGAATAGATCTCATTTTGCAACATGAAATTGAGTTTTGACTTATTAAATGGTTTTTTGAAAGATAAGATCTCAGACTGAGAATTAAGATAAGCCAGGATCGCAGAATAACCGGCGCGGGCCATATAGAGCTCAAAAGCGTGCCGGACGACGGGAGAAGAAACAGGATCCAGCTCGTAGTATTTATCCTGGTTGATGCGATAACCCAGCGGGATGTGGCCGCCGAGGTATTTGCAGTCACGGGCCAGGTGTTTGTGGGCCATGACAACGCGGTCACTGTCCTGCTCGCGCTCCAGCTGGGCAAAAGATGCCAGGAGATTGAGCATCATACGCCCGGAAGGTGTGGAAGTGTCGATGGACTCGGTGACGGAGACCAGGGTGATGTTCTGCGGCTGGAAAACGTCCTCGATAATGGTTAAGGTATCCCGGAGAGAACGGGAGAGCCGGTCGAGCTTCCAGACCACGACAGCGGAGACGGATCCGGATCTACAGTCTGCCAGCAGCTGCTGCAGGCCGGGCCGGTTGGTGTTCTTTCCGGAGTATCCGGCGTCCTCATAGATCCGGATCTTCGAGGAGGTCATGGCAGCATACCCTTCGAGAATGTTCCGCTGGGCGTCGATCGAGATCCCGTGGGCGGCCTGCTCTTCGGAGGATACGCGGGAATAGCCGAGACAAATATTATTTTCCATGTTACTCAATATCAGAATAAGCCCGTATAAGGATAGAACACAGCAGTGGTGTCTATCAGCTGAAAAGACATCCCGTTGACGAGTTCCAGCTTTCCGAATACCTGGACATTATTCAGCTTTCCAACAGAAAGAAAGTGCGTTTGTTCATCATTGGAGTTAAACAAAGTAATAAAACCATAATCATAATCATCGTCCGGAAATTCAAGACGATAGGCACCTTGCGGAATGTCCACGCCTATCTTATACAAGCCAGGCGGAACGGTAACGCCTTCGGTCTGAAAAGGTGACAGGCCGCGCCTTTCCATTTCCTCCACCGTCAGCTGATACATCTCCATGATTTTATCATCTGACAGCCCGTGCCTTTGCAGCTTATACTTTGCAACATCGTCAGCCAGAGCGGTCGAACAAAGAAACATCATTACAAAAATAAGTATTAAAGTAATTACTTTCTTCATAACAATCTCCCCTCATTTCAAACAGCGGATGATATAGATTGTTCTTTTCTAAAAGCTGGCTGCTGCAGTATAGACTGCGCCTGGGAAAGCAGAAAATCTTTTCCTGCGTCGTTCAGCTGCTGGAACATATCGAGCAGCAGCTGCTGCCTGGGTGTCAGAAAAGCGGCGTCGATCGGCTTTTCACCCAGCAGCTCGGAAACTGTGCACTCAAGGGCTGTGGCGAGTAGAAAAACGGTTTCGACGCTCGGATTATTTGTTCTTGATTCAAGGGCATTTAATGATGCCTGCGATATACCTGCTCTTTTAGCGAGCATGTTCTGACTAAGGCCTGCCTGCTCGCGTTTCTTCTTAACAATCTGCCCTACGGGGTTCATAAGGTGCTCCTTCCTGTAATAGCCTTTCCTATTGCATTTTATCACCCTTTTTATAGTTTTGGCTATTGACAAATTAATTAAACGCCATTAAGATAGTTAACGAATCACCTATAACTGAATAAACCGGAGGGCAAATATGAGGATCAGACTGGAGGAGTACAGGAACAAAAGGCAGATGAACCAGCGGCAGCTGAGCGAGGCCAGCGGGGTGCCGCAGCCAATGATCAGCGACATCGAGACGGGCAGCGTGCTGAACCCGACGGTCAAAACACTGTACCGGCTGGCCAAGGCCCTGCGGTGCCTGATCGACGACCTGATCGAGGATGACCAGGAAGCAAAAGGAGCATAAACGGAGGGAACGAGATGAAACACCTTTTAATCGCGGGAAGCCGGGCGTATGACGACCGGGACGAGCTGTACCGGCTGGCAGACGAGATCATCGGCGAGGAGAACGACTCCGTGATCATCGAGGGCGGGGCTGCCGGAGCGGATATGCTTACGCGGGACTACGCCCTGGAGCACGGACTGGAGCTGGTGGAGTACACACCGGAGCAGGGCGGCGAGATGATCGCCTATGTGAAGGAGAAGGACGGGATCGCCCTGGTTATCTGGGATGAGGAAGAGGAGGAGACTGGCCAGCGGATCCGGGAGATCCGGGACGCCGGGATCAGCACCCAGGTGTGGAGCACGAAAAGCGGTGGGTTCCTATGACAGACGAGGCCACGCTGTACTGGTGCGATCCGGAGAAAAACACCGAGTGCCGGAAGATGGGGTGCCGGTACGTGCTCCGGCCCTGTGAGGGCGGAGTATGTGAGGCAACGTTCCGGAGGGCCTTCGCGCGGCTCGACGAGAACGGGGTGCCGATGATCTACGAAAAGCAGAAGGAATGGCAGGCAAAGAAAGCCGCAGCTGCGGCGAGACGGAAAGAAAGAGAGGAAAGAAAGAATGATCCGGGAACTGATCAACAATCTGACGTTCATGTACAGCACGATGTGCCGGGCAAAGGGCCTGGTGCCGGACAAACAGCTGCAGAACATCGCGGTGGGCGCACACAGCCTGCACGCAACGTGCGGAACGCTGGCGGCGCAAAACGCCGAAAGCCTCACAAAAACCGATAAGGCGCTTCTGGAGGAGGCCGAGTTCATCGACAACCAGATCGAGGAGGCCTATGTATTTTTATTCAGCCTGGAGCTGAACTGATAAGGAGGAAAGAAAGATGCTGAAGAAGGAAGAGCTGCTGCTCGCGGTGGGCGCGGGCAACGATGTGCCGGAGACACTGGCGGAAGCCAGGGAGAAGATCCGGAGCGGTGAGCTGAAGATCGGTGAGATCGTGCTGATCAAGAACGGCGTACCGTGGCGGCTGGTGGATCTGCCGGAAGGCCGGGCGGTGATCATGACGGCTGTAGCGTTCGATTATGCGCCGTTCAGCCGACCGGACAAGCGGTACCCGTGGGGATGGAACAACTACATGGCCAGCCAGATCCGGAACGAGCTGAACACTGTCTATCCGGAACAGCTGCTGGGCGAGGAAAAGGAGCAGCTGCTGGGCCACGACGGCGAGCGCGGGGTAATGTGGCTGCTCGACCTGGAGGAGGCCGGGTTCGTCCAGGGCGACGGGACGTATAAGTATTTCCGGGACGAGGATCCGGATGTTCCGGAGCTGAAGCGGCAGCTGATCGACCTGGACGGCGACAGCACATTCTGGTGGCTGCGGTCGCCGTACCCGTCGAACGCGTACAGCGAGCGCTTTGTCTATACCGACGGTTCGCTGAGCAGCGACGGTGCGTACAGCGGCCGCGGAGCGGTCGCGGCCTGTGAAATCGAATTATAATCCCGCAATCCGCCGCCGGTAAGGCGGCGAAAGAGACGGAAGGAGGGGCTGATCGTGGAGAAAACCGCATACAGGGTTCCGCTGAGCGTCACGATCAGCCGGAAGACCGGCCAGGTGACGAAGGTAGAGTGGATGGAGAACGCTACGATGGAAGAGTTCCTGCCGGTGCTGGACTGGATGAAGGAAGCGAGCCGGATGGTTATGGCGGCGCGGCGACAAGACGTTTTAATGAAAGGATGTGAGAACGCTCCCTGTACGGACTTTGTCGCAGGATGTGCTACGCGCCAAGATGGCCGGACGGCCAGCTTCTGAGTTTGACAGCCGGAAAGACGGCGATGTGGTGATTGATCCGAGACGGAGACAACACGGTTTGCGGAGCCGCGCGGAACTGCTCCGGGAGATAGTCTTAAATTCGGCCTGTAAAAATAGACTCGGTGGCCGGGCCACACATCGGGGCCGCAGGTTTGCCTGGACGGGCTCAATACCCACGGCGCGGTTCAATTCCGCGGGCCCCGAACGATAAAAACATGAGGAGGAGATCACATTGACAGAAAAGACGGGAATCATCACTGCTTCGGGCAGGACGAGAGAGGAGATCACAGCCAGCGTGCGGATCCACATGCGGAGCATGGTGAACAGCGCCCTGGAGATCGGCATGGATCTGATCGAGATGAAGGACGCATGCCAGCACGGAGAATGGATGCCCTGGCTGAAAGAGATCGGCCTGAGCGCCAGCACGGCGGCGAACTACATGCGGATCGCGCGGGAGGTCAGCGGCGACAGCAAGATGGCACAGCTGCCATACACGAAGATCCTGGCCCTGATGGCTGCGCCGAAGGAAGACCGGGAAGCTCTGGCCGAGGCCGCTGAGAGTATGAGCGCAGCGGAGATCCGGAAACTGACAGAAGAGCGCAACAAGGCCGCCGAGGCGGCGAACGCCGAGACCATGCGTGCCGACCAGGCGGAGAAGGACGCGAAGATGTTCAGCCAGGAGGCCGCCGGGCTGCGGGTGAAGGTGCAGAACCTGGAGGAAAAGGTCAAGGACTACGGAAAGACGCACGACGCCCAGTGCACCGAGATCAAGAAGGCCTGGCAGGCCTACCACGACGAGCACGAGAAAAGCGAGAAGATGCGGGCCGACCTGCTCTACGCCGAGAATCATCCGATCGAGGTGGAAAAGCGGGTGGAGGTCGTGCCGGAGGATTACAACCGGCTGAAGATGGAGCAGCAGGAGCTGCTGGACGCGGCGGCAAGGGCCGAGGAACGGGCCAACGAGGCAGAGGCCGAGCTGGAGCGCCTGCAGATGGAAGGAAACGGCACGGCGAAGCCGGAGAAGCCGGTGGGCGTCGTGCTGAACGAGGCGGTGAACGTCTTCCTGGCCAGCTGCGACATGATGACGTTCGATCCAGTGAGCCTGCAGCGGGATGTGTTCGCGGTGAAGCACGGACTGCAGAACCTGCAGGAGTGGATCGACCGGATGCAGGCCGCCCTGGAGATGCCGGTGATCACGGAGGCGGGTGTGGTATGAGCGAGTGCATGAGAGAAATGCTGGAAGGCGACCAGCTGCCGACGATCCCGGAGACGGCGCAAGAGCTGAAGCAGAGCGTCGGGGAGATGCAGCTGATCCTGGTGCAGATGGCCAGGCTGATCCGGGAGACCCGGCAGCAGATGGAAGCCATGCAGGCCCAGCAGCGGCAGGTGACGGTGAGCCACGCAGAGGTGAAGCGGATCCAGGCGGCGATCCGGGCCGCTGCGGACGGGTTCTGTGATCGGCACGGGTTCACGGAGGCAGCAGATCTCCGGGCCGTGCGGGCGGACATTAAAAAGACGGTTCTCGGACGGTGGCAGGTGAAGGATCTGCACGACGTTCCGCAGATCGCGCTGGGGAGCGTTTTTAAGCTGATCGAGAACTACGGGAACATCAGGCTGGTCTTCCGGCTGCGGGAAAAGCACCGGGAGGATGGCTCTTAAGTGCTGGGAGGAAAGAAAGTGCCCGGATTGCCTGGCCAGGAAGAAGTGCGGAATGGCCGGGCATATCTGGTGCAGCACGTATGGCATTATCGTCAGGGTACTGACAGAGGACGAGATCCGGAGACGGAGGGCAAAGGATGAGTGTGATCCCGGAGGTGGCTTACGAGACGGTGGAGAAGAAGCTCCGCCAGCGCGGCAAGCTGATCCGCAGAGCTGAGGAGGCGGTGGCCAGGGCAAGAGCCAAGGCCACGGACACTTCTGTGCCCTCCGGGAACGTGACAGGCGGCAGAGGCGGCCTGCCGGGCAGCCGGGTGGAGCGCGGGGCGCTGAACGTGATCCGCGCGGAAAAACGGCTGGAGAACGCGCTGAAATGGGAGGCTGTTTTCCGGAAGATGGACGAGATCTTTCCGGTGGAGGACAGCAACGAGGGATTTGTGGCCAGCATGCTGTACGGCAACGGCATGAGCCAGGCGGATCTGGCGCGGTTTACAGGATGCAGCAGGCAGACGATCAGGATGCGGCAGGATCGGTACGTGATCCGCTGCGCGTTCCTGGCGGCGCAGGCCGGGCTGATCAGGGAGGAGGTGGAGAAGTATGGCGACACTGATCAGAAGGAGTGAAGCGCTGAAACGGGTGAACGCTCTGGAAGAAAAAGCCCTGGCTGCCGGAGATAAGAAGGGCTGCGAGTGGATTGTAAAGTGTTTTAACGCGATCATGAGCTGCAAGGTGGAGGATCGCGTATTCTGCGCTCAGTGCGGCAAGCCCGTGAAGACCGGAAAGCTCCCGGACTCACAGGGG